TACCTAATTCGTCACTTTCTATTTTAATAGAAGATTGTCTACCTCGTATTCTAGAATTATAATAAGGTGTAGTATTAGATACAGTTATAACCTCTCCTGTAATTTGAGGACTATTAGGATAATCTCTTACTGATAAAGTAATAGTAGCATTTCCAATTTGATCTTTAAAGTCGGGTATAACTTTATTTATAAAAGTAAATTGTTCTCCATCAGCAATGTCACCATCACCTGATTGTATATAAGAAGTGATCGCTGATCCATCAGCATCTACACCATCTTCATGGCGATAGATTAAAGAACGACCTGGTGTTAGACCATATATTGTCGAATAAGTATTAGCTGTAGAATTAGCAAAATATTCAGTAGCTAAAGGATTTAATTCAACTCCATTATCTATATATGTACTTCTAGATAAATTACCAAAATACCAACTATTTTCAGCGTGATTATAAATTACATATTTATTTATAAAATTAGAATTACTAGAACAGTAATACCATATTACTTCAGAAAAGTCAGAAGTTTGTCCAGCATATACTTGAGCGTATTGAGTTTTATTTATATCATCAAATATATGATTTAATATAGGACAAGGTATTTCTTGAACAGAACCAGCAAATCTAAAGAATTGTCCATCAGACATCCAATAAGCTACATCATCTATTAGTATAACACTATTTAATCCAACAGCTCCGCAGTCGTTACCTAATTGACGAAATCCAAATATAAAAGGTGGACCAATAAAAGACATTGAATGTAATGTTGTATCTGTCCATACAAGTATAGTTCCTTTTGCAGGTTTAGCTGATCTTATTTCAGAACCTCCTGCAATTCTTTGTGACCCTGCTGAGTTAGTAGCATTAGCAAACCAAAAATTATAATTTTCTTGATCCGACCATCTTATAAATAATTTATCTTGTGTAGAAATATCTCCAATAGTTGTTTCTGTTCCCATACAAATTAAATGTCTAGTATCTGTAGATACTAAAGATAATGTAGATGCTGTAGGAGCATTAGCAATAGCTGTAGCTCTATTACCTGACATACCAGCTGATTCGTCCCATTCGTAAGTAGCTCCATCTCTAACTGTTAAAATTAAATCTTCTCCCCAATTGTTTAATGACCATTGTCTCATATCTAATATAACTTCAGAAGTTGAACGAGGTTCATTCCAAGCTTCTGCTGACCACGTACCAGAGTTCCAACCATATCCAAAAGTTTGAATAGAAGGACCTATATTTAATTGATAAGATATATCTGCATCAGCAGAATCAGTTACTGTAGAAGTAGCAGTTCCAGGTGTTGTAATAGTATAAGCATCAGAATTATTAACAGCAACTATTTCAAATTCATTCTCTAAATCTGAAGTAGTAATACCTCCCACATTTGCTGATACATTAGTTATAGTTATAAATGATCCTAAAGTTGCTCCATGAGCTGTATGATTAATTATCACATTAGAGCTAGTATCAGTAGTAGTAAATACAGAAGTTAAACTATTAGATTGTCTAATAGGAGTAATATCTTGATTATCTCCTGATCTATAAATATAAACTTTTCTATCTCCTCCAATAGATTGATAACGAGTACCATCTAAACTAATCCAAGAAGCTATACCTGCTGGTCTTCCTATATAATAATCTTCACTAAACTTAGTCCATCCACCTATTTTTTGAGGAAGTCCTTTTCTAAATCTTATCTTATCACAATCTGTCCATCTACCTTCTGCACCTGTTTCGGTGTTTTCAGTATCTAATCCAGGTTGAAAATTAAGTTGTGTTAATGGCATAATAACAAAAAGTATATATTATATACTATAATTTTCTACTACTTTTTAATCACCAAAATTTTCATGATTTATTTGATGTAAAATATTGTATATTAATCTTCTACAAATAAACCATTATCTTCCATGATTATTTTTAATTTAGACATTTCTGTAAGATATTGCTCATTTAAATTAACAACGGTATCTAGCTGAGTTTGTAGTTTTAAGATTTTAGCTCTTAATTCTCTATTAACTAAAAACTCATTCTTTTTAACCATTTCTTCTTGATTTAATTTAATTTTCAAGTCTTCTATTATTTTGTCTTTGTCTTCAATCATTTAATACCTCCTCATTTGTGAAACAGGATATTTAATCCCTTGTTTGTTTATAGAATGAAAGAATGTGACCAATGTCAATCTATCTTTTAGATTTTCTTTATCAACAATGATTAGCTCCATGCCATAAATAACTATCAAATAAAATTAATCTATTGTATTTAGATTTAACAGATATACTTTCTTCATAGTTTTCATTATTTTCTAAAAGAAATTTTTTTTCGTTTGAAAAATCTTTACTTTTATAGACTTTTTTCTTTTCTTCTAAATGTTTTTGAATAGGAAAATGATGTTTGTGTTCATATATATTTGTTCCACAATTTTTATGATGAGATAAATAAACTATTGCAGTTAGTTCTTTTGGTTCATCACAATGAATCCATCCTCCATTATTATATTCTGAAGAAATTTTTTGAAAATAACTTTCAGCAACATAAGTAATGTCATTTGTATTTTCTGGATATATTACTGATAGTAATTTATTACAATGAAAAGAAAAAAAATCATAATCAACTTGACCTAATGTACTACTTCTTTGACCTGGCCATTTTCCTTCTGGGTCAAAACCCCATTCTAATTTTTTGGAATATTCTACTATTCTATCTGGATCATTAAAATAATTATCAACTACTGTAGTAGGAAAAAGCATATTATATATCTGTTTGTTTAATTATTTTTTTACCTACAAACCAAGAAGGTAATCCTAAATGGTATCTTCTATCATAAACGTTGTCTTTTCCGGTCGCAGATTTTTCATCATTATAATGTAAAAAAACTTGTCCACAATTTTCTCCAGGAAATGGTTCTCGCCAATGTTCTAATTCACAACCTTTATACATTAACATATCCCCTGGTTTTAAATTAACTTGAATACCTTTTGCTTTAGAAGGTACATAAGAATCATTTTTTACACTACCTTCATTTTTATTTGGATTAATAAATATAGGCCAAGGATCACCTCCTAAATTTACAGTTGTAGAAATTTGACAACTAAATCTATCTTTATGTCTCTCTAAAATATCGCCTTTCTTATAAATTCTAGCAAAAGAATATGTCGGAATTAATTTTGTTTTAGACATTTTTTCCATAATGGGTTTAACTTCTGTTAATAATGTTTCCATAGCAATATCCGCATAATGAGAATAAGTATTCATAACTTGATGATCATTCCATACTCCAAAATAGTTTGTAAATGGAGATATAAAATTTGTATCAAATAATGTTCGTGCTACTTTTCTTTTTAATAAAAAATATTTATAAACAAAATCAGCAATCTTTGGATCAATTGCTTTTTTAATAACTAGATATCCTTTTTTTCTAAAACTCATTACCATTTTCCTTTTGGACAAGTTGAACATTTTATTTTAACTTTTAAAGGCATAATACATTTACATATTTTACACATTTTAATTTTCTTAATTAAGAATTCACAATTTTCACATATTTTCATTCTTCTTTTATCAAAATCTTCCATTATGAAAATGTAACAATTAAACTTAGTCTAACTCCTTTTTTAGGATAATTCATACTATGCATTTGACTATCAAAACAAATAGCTTTGTATTGTTTATATTTAAAAGTTTTTAAAATTTTTTTACCTTTTTTATCATGAATAAAAGTATCACCGGTAGATTTATTTAAATAAACAATTAATTGTTTGTGTGGAAAATTATGGTCTACATGTATAGATGATCCTTTATATTTTTCATGTGGCCAGCATAAATTAATAGATGCTCTATGAAATACATTTATTTCAATATTATGTTTATCACAAAAATCAAATGTTAATTCTTTAGCCCATTGAAAATACATTGAATTAGGTTCGTTTTGATCTCTTAATAATAAAGCATGACTTAAATAAGGTCTTCCATCATATTCAATTTGACTAGAATTATAATACCAAGGAAAATTAGACCCCAATAAAGTATTATCAATAAAATTTTTATCTTCTTCTTTTGTTATAAAATTTGGATCTTCTATATAAAATAATTTATTATTTTTCATATTTATTTATTATTTCTTTAGGTAATATTTTATATACATCATATTTTTGATATATACAATTATCTGCTTCTTTTAAAGTATGTAATGGAACTTTATTAAAATTAATGTCATCATTATATTTAATGCCATTTATTTTAAATTGTTTAATTGGTTTTAATTTATGTGGTTTACAATTAATATATTTACATATTTTATCAATGTTTTTTTGTGTATTTTCACAAAAATCTTTATAATCAATAAATAAATATTTTTCTTTTTCTTTAATTAAATTTTGAATAGACCATAAATTTTTTCCTATCATTCCATCTTGATTCATTAATTGTTCACATCTTTGTT